GCATTGTGTCATCGACCTTCTTCCAGTATTCGTCAGTCGAGGGGTACGAAGTCCCGTACTGACTGACCAACTTCTGATGCAAGCCCAGAGCCAAGCTGGTCATCTCCTCGTCCTTACCGAACCATTGGTTGCGCTCTTGCCACGCAACTGCCCTCTGGTCAGGACGAGACACTGGAATTTGCTGCGGTTGTACCTCAACTTCTGGTTCTTGTCTAGACGGAACAAAATCCTGCACCTTCTGAAGCTTGAACTGAGCTTTGTTCAGTTTCTCCTGCGCCTCCAAGATCAAGTCAGAATCGCCCATGTCGTAGGCGTCCTTGTACTCCTTCTTGGCTGCTTCCAACTCCAGCTCGGCCGCAGTCTTGACCGTCTCAACATACACCTGCTCACCCTGAGTTAGCCGGCCTTTGAGGTTTCTGTTCTCCTCCATCAGCCGCTGGGCATACGCCAGCGCTTCCTGCTGCTCACGTAGAGCCTGCTCTTTCTCCCGGCGCTCGTCGTGCCAGACCTTCTTCATCTGCTTCAGTCTGGTCTTGACGTTCTCCGAGTACTCTTCAAGCTCGTCGTTCTCAAGTTCCTCGACGATCTCCTTGGGCATCGGCTCCTTGCCACGATCTTCCGGCGGGGTATCGTCCTCTATCTCAAACTCAAAATCCTCTTGAGCCGCAGACTTCGTCTCTTCCTGCTCGTCGGGGAACTTAAACTCGTCTTCCTGCATTCTTGCCATTTGTTTCTCCTTTGTTAAGCCCTGCTAATCCCGCGAGGATCCTGTACTACGGCTTCGACCACATCATCATTGATGAGGCGGAACTCTCTGCCATGGATCTTCAGACGGGTGCCAGTGTTGGGACGGGCGAGAATGAAATCCCCTTCCTTGCACCACGGGCCATTCGGGAACCGCTTTTCATCTTTGTAGCAATCGGGTCCCATCTTGACGACGAAGAACACGGTTGCCAGCACCTGCTCAAAGTTGATTGTTGAGTCAGCCTTGATCAAACCGCTTTCAAACTTGTCCTCTATGTCCGGCAACGCTACCAGGATGTGGTACCCGGTCGGCTCCGGCAGTTGTTTCGCTTTCTCTTCCGCTGTTTCTGGCAGCGTCGAGACCTCGCCATCTTGACTGGCGATCAAAAATTCACTCATCAGAAAACTCCATTTTCTTTGCAAGGTCTAGGATGAAACCCTCTGTGATCGATAGACCTCGAATCTCGCCGCAGAGTTTTTGATACTCGGAGTAATCTTTAGCCGCGTTGTTGGCCACGGCTTCGACTACCTGATCCCGCTTGTCACGTACCTGTTTGAGGAGTACTTCAAGCGTCTTATCCATAAGTTAGCCTTTTTGTTTGGTTGACCTCGGTTGTGGACGAAGCATATCCATACGATCTTTGGCTATCCTGCTGCCAATCTCTACTCCTTTGATTTCTGTTTCCGCATCCAGACGCGCCTTTTCGGAGGCCGCCTTCACGCCAGCCTGCAAGCCGGCGATGCGTTCTTGTGCTTCGATACGAGCTTTCTCGATCTCGATGCGATCTGCTTCTGCCGCAGCGTCCATCGCAAGCTTCTGCTTCTTGATCTCGATCTCCTGCGCTTTCAATGCCAGCTCTTGTTGCTGCATCTGCACCAGAGGATCTTGAGCCGCTTGCTGGGCCTGCTGCTGTGCCATCTCCGCCTGATCCTTTTGCAGCAGTTTTGATGCTGCGGCCGCCATCATGCGGGATACCTCTACTTCCATCTCTTCCGGCAACTGCTTGTCCATATCCGGCAGCGGGACTCCCAACTGCTTCTCTATTTCTATGCGGTACTGGAAGGCGATGTGCTCGTTGATGTGCGCCATCATGGCCGCTTGAATCATCTGTGCTTTCGGGTTTTGGCCGATGAGCGCAGCGATCTTCGGATCCTGCATGGCTGCACGGTGAACAGTGATATGTGCTTCGTGATCCTGATAGATGAATGCCTTGACCGGCTTGCCGTTCAGGATGTTCATGTTCTCGCGCACGGGATCTGTAGGCTTCACATCCTCCGCGCTGGGAACCAACTTGCCGACGTTCTTGATTCCTAGAACATCCAGCATCTGACGGTTCAACTCCACCATGTCATAGATCTGTGGGTTGGCAGCAGCCATCTGCATCACAGCCTGATACTGCACAACCTTCTGTGCCATCGTGGCCGAGTTAGGATCACTGACTGGGATGACATCCACGTCGTCGTAGTCTGACTTCTTGGCGCGAGGGCTACCCTCGGTCGGCATGTAGTCATACTCGTCCGGGGTGTAGTCACGAATGATTTCCTTCAGCAGTTTCAGCTCTTGCTTCATCGCGTAGTGGATACGCGCCTGAACTGCCGACATGACTTTGAGCGTGCGCTCCAGAATAGCCAGCGTCGTACCAACAGGGGAGTTGGCCGACATATCTGCGATCTTGAGATCAGCCGCAGCAGCAAACCGGCGGCCTTCCTCAACGATCTGATTCATCAGTCCAAGGAGGACTTGGCTTGGTTCTTTGTAGGGGAGGGGGAGGATGTTGTCGCGGATCGTGCCGGCGGCGACGTCCACATCTCTGAACTCGCCGGGAGCAATTGGAGTGTCATCCCCTTTGACTCGCATACCCTTAGTCTTAAGACCTCCCGGCAGGTTCGATAGAGTGCCAGCATCAACAAGCTGCCTAATAATAGAAGTACCAGACTTAGCGAAAGCACCGATAAGATGAATAAGGCCGAAGGCATAGAAGCCAAATCCGGGAATATATGGGTAGTGAACAAAGTGATTCCTCTTCTGATACGTTCTGTCTTCTGGCCGCCAGTTGCGTCTGATAGCCAGAATCTCTTGTGAAGTTTTTTCAATAGTCACAATGTATGGCAGACCAATCTCTGTCTTGTCGCCATCATCATCAACATCTTCGTAGCCTGGCAGATCCAGATAAACCTGCATCTCCAACAGCTTGTACCGATCATCCGTCGTGGCACGGAATCCCATCTTCTCGGCAATCTCGCGCTCGATATCGTCCAGCGCATTCTCAGGATCAGGCAGATCAATGTCACGATAGAAGCCAGCAACCATCAGCCGGCGCATCTCGTTCTTTGTCTTCCTCATCACATGCGTCACACGGGGCGATGACTCAAGATTGCTCGCACCGTACGGCACCACCACATCCTCTGCCGGCACAAATACTGACACCTGCCTGCCCAGCGACGGATCAAAGTACACTTTCTTGAACGCATTACCAGCCAGACCCAGACCCCACAACATGCGCTCATGCTCAGGACGGTATTCCTTCATGACTTCCGTCAACTGATAGTTCATATCGTCACGAACACGCTCGGCTGCATCGCGCTTCTCCGGCGTTTCTTTGCCGATGATCTTCGTCTTTACCGGCCCTGACGCTGGAAATGTTTCCATGATCGTCTCAGCCTGGAACTTCACCAGCGCTTCCGACAGTAGTGGGTGATACACACCGCACGCGCCTTCCCACGGCTCGGATCTTTCTTCGATCTTCATGCCGAGAAGTTCTAGGCCATCGACATACGTCTTCATCCAGTCTTTTCTGGAATCGATGTCGTCTTGGAAGTCGCCGAGCAGGTCGCCTGCCAGACTTTGTAGCTGGCCATCGTCCATTTCTTCCGCGAGGTTGGCGTTGAAGTCGTCCTCGTCGTGGACTTTGCCCATCTCTATTTCTAGATCGCCGATGCCGATAGACACAGACTCAGGATCTTCGATCTCGATCTCGATTGGCTCTGCATCCATCATGTCTTCGTCCATGCCGGCCGGAAGTTGGTACAGCGCCTTGTCAATATTGGTTGCCATTTGTCATCCTTAGTAGTAAACGCGCCTGCGCCGCAAGCCCATAGGCTCATCTTCCTCGTCAGACCCAAGCCGCAAGAATCCACCCTGCCTAAATCGCATCAACGCCTGCACACCGGAGTCCACAAGGTCATCGTGTTCCGCGTTCGGGAACCGGGCGAACTCTTCTATTACCTCTTCCGCCCAGCGTTTGTCAGGTGCCCACACTTTACCGGAAGAAAATAGGTCTGTAACGCTGTTAAGACGCACGAATTTGTCGTTGCCGCGTGTAGGTGTGAAGTCCTGAACCATGACCCCCATCCTTCTTAGCTCAAATATCAGCGGAGCACCCGCCGCTTTGGCTTCAATAATGCAGGCGTCCGGCTCCCAGTCGTCGTACATCTCCTTTGCCTTCTGTTTTAGCTCTGGAAACTCGACTTTCCCCTTCCAAGCGTCCAGCAAAATGATGTTGACGTCGTTCTCGTCCTCGTCTTTGTTGAAAACACCCCACGTAGTACACGCAGAATAGTCACTCCGCTGGTTTTTTGTGTACGCAGTGTCCCAAGATTGGATAATAAACTCGCACGGAGGTGCTCTATCGCCCTCCCACAGCCGCCACCAGTCCCGTTTTACCAGCGCGCCCTCTTCTCCAGTGGGTTTTTGCTGGTACTGGGCGTTCCATTTGTACGGTGGAAGCTCTTCTTTCAGCGCCAACAGCTCGTCTACCGGCCAAAACTCAGGCCAGAGGCTGTTCCCGCTCGGTAATATTGCCGGGAATTCGATAACTTCCCACTCTGTCGCGTCACTTTTCAGCACTCTGCCGGTCAAATCCTTGTCTGACCAGCGCGTCATGACTATGACAATCGCTCCTCCCGGCTGCAAACGCTGCCGTGGTCCTGATGTATACCATTCGTACACACTGTCAAAGACGGTCGGGTCGCCTTGGGCAAGTCGCGCTTCTTGTTCGGAGTGTGGATCATCAATAATAAGGAGATCAGCGCCTTTACCAGTAACAGTGCCACCAACACCAATAGCAAAATAGTCGCCGCCGTGGCTAGTTGCCCAACGACCCGCCGCCTTGGAATCCGCACGCAGGCCGACTCCGGGAAAGATTTTTCCATACTGATCACTATCCACCAGGTTCCTGACTTTCCGACCAAATCCGACAGCCAGTTCTGCCGTGTTCGACGTCTGGATTACCTTCTTGTTAGGGTGATTCCCCAGAAACCACGCGGGAAGCATGTAGCTAGCAAACTCACTTTTTGTATGCCGAGGAGGCATATTGATGATCAGTCGCTTTACCTTGCCTTCCGCTATCTCTTCGAACTTCTTGGCCATGATGGCGTGGTGCCTACCATGGATAAATCCCGGCCACATCTCGTGCACGAAGGCCATGAACTTCTTCTGCGCCTTCTCCCGTACCAGCGCATCCTTGTACTGACTCACCTGCTCCAGCAACTGCTCCTGCTCCGCCGGGGGCAGACGAGCTATCAGGTCACTCAAGTCCATGGGCTATTCGCTTCCCGTCTCTGTCTCACTATCGAGAACGCTTCCCGCTCGACAGGCTTGTCCAGCCGCTTCTGTATCTTGGCCAGCGTAGGATATATAGACACCGGCCGAAAGTATCGCCGGCCAGACTTCTGCTCCTTGTACACCTGGTACAAAAGAGAAAACGCCTCCAGCAGCAATTCCTCGTCTCTACTCATTCCAGCGTCCTAAAATTGACATACACCGGCCGCACACTCCGCCCGCTTCCCTTTACCTTCTTCAACACACCCAGCTTCACCAACCTGTTAATAATCTCACTCGTATTCCCCATCCCACCCTTCTTACGTATCTCACAAATATCCCGTATAGAAGGACCAAACCCATACTGCTTCCACCACTCATCCACCACCAAAAACACTTCCTTCTGTGCCGGCGTCATACCAACCTCCAAACACTCCTCGTACGTCTTGTCCTTACGTTTCGCCACCATCTCACGGTTTATTTCCACCGCTCGTGGCAACGTTGCCACAATGCTCATTTGGCAACCTCGTCATTTTCGCCAGAAATATACCCCCCGGGGGTCTGCGTTTCCAGAGATGACGGGGGGTCTTCGCTGGGATGGGGGTCGCTGGATTCGGGATCGGAAAATTCTTGGGATGGTTTGTGGGGAATAGTATGTAATGGGTCCAGCGGAGTCCCAGTTGCAAAAAGGGCATCCCCTGGTAGGGTGGGGCTATCAGCCTGGCCGTTTTGATTGTCCGACTCTATCGGCGCCAGCTCTGCCAGCAGTGAATCTGCATCAACATCGACTGCATCATCGCTGGATAACATCATGGTCTTTAGCTGCGCCATGATCTGATCGCGCAATTCGCCACTGTTCTGCACATGTTCGACTCGCTTGGTTTCGCGGAAGGCGTCCACGCCGACCACGGTTCCCAACACCTTAACCGCAGCCACGCGCGTCGCGTCCTTTGCCGTCTCACTTGTTGCCACTTCGGTAAGCGTTGAAATTACCAATGAGCGTAAAGTCTCTGAAGAGTGATATGAAGCTAGTTCTTTTGCCCGCTCCATTGCTTCGATGGTTGCAGCTATCTTGGGGGAAGTCATCATTCGGCTGGCTTCTGGGTTCACGGTAGACGGCTTGCCTTTGGTGTTATATGCGCTTCTGTAGGCATCGCTGGCCGTCATTTCATCCAGTACGAGATGCTCTGCAAACTTCCGTTGCTTGGCTGTAAGGCTGTTCTTTGGAATTCTCAGTACTGGAGCAATGCCCTTTTGGGTTATTGCTTCCTTTAATGCTTTTCGACTAGGTGTCTTCATCTTGGGCTGATCTTCGCTTCGCTCAGTGTCCTATCGGGCGCGATATCGCCCCGGCTTGCCCGCAATTCT